AAGGTGGTACAGTTATGGTACAGGGCAGAGGCTGTGGTGCTATGATGAACAACAAACGTAAGAAAACTAAAATACCAAGAAGTTAGTATGAGTCTGACGAAGTGGTTTAAAGAGGACTGGGTTGATATAGGCTCACCAAAAAAAGGTGGTGGCTATAAAAAATGTGGTCGCTCCAAGCAAAAGGCAGATGCAAAAAGAAAGTACCCTAAATGTGTACCAGCAGCTAAAGCTGCAAGCATGAGCAAAAAACAAATCTCTTCTGCGGTAAGTCGCAAAAGAGCAAAAAAACAAGGTGTTGGTGGTAAGCCAACAAATGTTTCTACATTCGCCTCTAGAGGTGGTAAGATAAGAAAATCAAGATCAGGCAGCATGGGATTGTTTGGCAGAAGATAGGAGTTATTATGAAAGGTACTAAAGGTATGAAAAAAGGTGGCATGGCTAAACGCAAAGGCACTAAATACATGGCTAAAGGCGGTTCTACCAAAGGTAAAGGAACTAAGTATATGGCTAAAGGTGGTTCTACCAAAGGTAAAGGTAAAGGCACTAAGTATATGGCTAAAGGTGGTGCTGCTAAAGGAAAAGGCAAAGGCACTAAATACATGGCTAAAGGTGGTATGGCTAAAGGTAAAGGCACTAAGTATATGTCCAAAGGTGGACCTGTTAAGAGAAGAGGCGTAGCTAGAGGCATGGGTGCAGCTATCAGAGGTGGCGACTATACAATTTAACTAAATTAAAAGGATTAAATATTGTGGCGTATTTAATATCAAACATACCTCAGTTTAAATGCTGGGTGAGAAAAGAATTTACAGCAAACCATAGTGATTATCATGGTGAGTATTTACACGCTTTGGCTATAGCTGTTAACACACTACCAGACAGATCATTGTCTTTTCAGGTGGTTTTTACAGGTTGCGAGATAGATGACATGGAAGACGCACCTAATGTGCATGGTGGTGCTATGTGGGCTAGGATGCCAATACAGGCACTGGTAGCTGACATACCACTAGATGAACCTCCTGAACCAATGGAAGATCACTTAGCACAACCTTGGGATTGCTTGAGTCATCACCATTCTGTGGTTATTATGGACAGGGTAAGCTCATCTCCATGGATATGTAAGATAGGAGGGGAGTTCGTAACAGGTAAGTATATGTTTACAGTTGACTACACAGATAACTCGATAGCTGATGACCCAGCTCAACATAAACAGTCACATGTGTTATATTTAACAGATGCTGGAGAGTGGACAGGTAATTTTGTAGCTTTACCTAACAACAGAGTAAGAGCAACAAACCCAGCCCTGTGGCGAGTTGGTGAAGGTGCTCCTGACTTTATGCCTTCTCAATGGACACATTCAGCTGAACAACATGAAAGTTACATGGACCCAAACATAACTTTCAATAATTTATATAGTGAGGAAGATTAAGATGGTTGATTTAACAGTAGCACAAAAAAGAAAGTTGGTAAAAGAGCTCCGAGGTGCATCAAAGTTACATGCAAAGCAAGCTGACCAAATAGAAAAGTCATTGAAAAAATCTAAGAAAAAATAATGGCAACAAGTAGCAGTAAGAATTTTGAGCCTGACGTAGCTGAATACATTGAAGAAGCTTTTGAGAGATGTGGCATAGAGCTACGCACTGGTTATGACCTGAAAAGTGCTACCAGAAGTTTGAATATTATGTTGGCTGAGTGGGCTAACAGAGGCTTGAACCAATGGACTGTAACAGAAAAGACAGTAGCTATGGTTGCTTCAACATCTACTTACAACATTGACAGCACTAACTCTACAGCTCCTATAGATGTACTAGACGTATTCATCAGAGAAACATCTGGCTCTGAAACAACTGACATACCTTTAAGCAGATTAAGTAGAGCTGAGTATTCACATGTGACTAACAAATCAACCACTGGCAAGCCTAATCAGTATTTTGTTGACAAACAGTTGTCTCCTACAGTCACAGTATATCCAGTGCCTGACTTATCAAGCACCTACACTTTGCACATGAATGTATTGACTAGAATGGATGACGCAGACACAGCGACAAACACGATGGATTTACCATTTAGGTTTTACCCATGTTTGACAGCTGGTTTGGCTTACTACATGTCTATGAAAAGAGCACCACAACTTACAGGTCAGTTAAAAGCTATCTATGAAGAAGAGTTTGACAGGGCGTTGTCACAAGATGAAGAAAGAAGTTCATTCCATATCTCACCTAATTTAAGAAGTTATAACAACGCATAATGGCTTTCGCATCAAACAAAAACGCTTATGGAATCTGTGATTTAACAGGTTTTAGGTACAAGCATAAAGATTTGCGGAAAACTTGGGATGGTTTGTTAGTCGGCAAAGATCAGTGGGATGCAAAACACCCTCAACTCATGCCAAAACCTTCACCTACTGACCCAGAAGCCATAAGAGATGCAAGAGTTGAAAGCAGTGACACTAACAATTTTTTTACACTTTATACTAATGTTGGAGATGGGAAATTAGGCACTAGCCTAACCTCTTTTGAATTGACAGCAAGCATAGGAACAGTCACAGTAACCACATGAGTTTTACACTAGCTACACTTAAAACAGCAGTTCAAGACTACTTACAAGTCTCTGAAACTACTTTCACAACGCAACTGCCTAGATTTATACAAGAAGCAGAAGATCGTATATTTAATATGGTTCAACTGCCCTTTCAAAGAAAGAATGTAACAGGCACTTTGACAGTTAGTAATAGGTTTTTAGCTACACCCACAGATTTTTATGCACCTTTTAGTTTGGCAATTACTAGCAGTAGTACATACGATTACTTAGATTTTAAACATGCTTCTTTTATAAAGGAGTATGCACCTTCTTCATCTGCTACAGGGCAACCTAAGTATTATTCTCAGTTTGATGATACTTCTTTTGAACTTGCTCCAGTTCCAGACTCAGCATATACTATTGAATTACATTATTTGTATAAACCAGCCTCGTTAACGAGTGGTAGTGACAGCGGTACAACAGTGTTAAGTTCTGATTATCCAGATGCTCTGTTGTATGGAAGTTTAGTAGAAGGAGCTATCTTTCTGAAAGAACCCCCTGATGTCATTGGTCTGTTTGAGGCTAGATTTAAGGAGGCAGTTGGCAGAATGAAAACTCTATCAGAAGGTCGTGGCACACGAGATGAATATAGATATGATCAGTTACGCACTGGCGTATCTTAATGCAACCCATTGAATCGTTAGAAGGCAAACGCATTGCCATAGTAGGACTTGGTATATCGCAAGTAGATTTTGCTGTAGGCATAGAAAATGGCAAAACTTGGGATGAAGTTTGGACTATCAATTCAGCAGCTGCTGTTTATAAAACAGACAGAATGTTTATGTTAGACCCAGCCAGTCGATTTTTTGACAGCGATGATGCTGGCAAACAGACTGGTGCGTTGACTAGAATACTGCCAACCGCTGACTATCCTATTTATACCTGTGAATTAGATGAAAGAGTGCCTAGTGCTGTGGTTTATCCTATAGAAGCTGTTTGTAACGCTACTCGTTGTGCTTACTTAAACAACACAGTAGCCTACGCTATTGCTTTTGCTTTGTTCAATAAAGTAGGTGCTATTGACCTGTATGGCATAGATTTTTCATATAAAGAAAATATGCACTTTGCAGAAGCTGGAAGAGCTTGTGTTGAGTTTTGGATATGCAAGTGCATGGAAGCAGATATAATAGTAGGTATTAGTTCACGATCTACTGTCTTAGATTCTAATGTAGTAGCTACTGATAGACTGTATGGTTTTCATAGACTAGAAAAGCCTTTAGTAGCAATACCACATGAAGGAAGATGGATAATAGAACCATACGAAGAAATTGATAAAAAATTAGCAGAACATGGATTAGTTTTACATAAAGAAGAAGAGCCACCAGAGCCATACAAAGGATGACAGATAGTTTTATAAAATTAGGAAAAGTTGGTGTTCACACCACACAAAACAAAGGACATGACCCTGAGTTTTGGGCAGAGCAAGCAACTAAGAAAATATGCGAAATATCTATGGATGCACCAGAGCATGTAAAACAACAGGCTATGGCTTTCCAAAATCAAGTTTATACTGTAATCTTATATACTATTAAGAACGCAATAAATTCTAAAAACGTGACATATGTGAATTTATTAAGGCAACAAGGTCATGAAGACATGGCTAATATAATTAAGGAGCTTTAAGAAATGGCGATAACATCAGCAATATGCACAAGTTTTAAACAAGAAATCCTTGTAGAAGGACACAATCTAACTAATGGAGCTGACTCAATTAAGTTAGCTTTATACACTTCATCAGCAACTATGGGTGCTGGCACAACAGCCTATGCAACCACTAATGAAGTTACAGGTACAAATTACACAGCAGCTGGAGCAGCGTTGACCAACGTGACACCAACAACTTCAGGCACTACAGCAATAGTAGATTTTGCAGACTTAACATTTGGCACAGCTACAGTTACTGCTAGAGGTTGTTTAATTTACAACAGCACAAATGGTAACAAGGCTTTGGCTACTATTGACTTTGGAGGAGACAAGACAAGCACAGCTGGAGACTTTACAGTCGTATTTCCAGCAGCTAGTGCGACTGCTGCCATTATCAGAATAGCTTAATTTTTTTTTGAAATGGTAGAGTCAAAAGATGCCACTCACAAAATTTAATTTTAAGCCGGGAATCAACAAAGAAGAAACTGACTATTCTAATGAAAATGGTTGGGTCGATGGCAATTTAGTACGTTTTAGAAAAGGTGGTGTTGAAAAAATAGGTGGTTGGGAAAAGAAAAGTTCTAATACCTTTTTTGATACAGCTAGAGCCCTTCACAGTTGGATTTCTTTGGGAGGTCAGCGTTACTTAGGCTTTGGTACTACATCTAAATACTACATAGACAATGGTGGCAATTACAACGACATCACACCTGTACGAGCCACTACTACTAATGGTATTACATTTTCAGCTACTAATGGTTCATCTACAATCACAGCTACTGATTCGAGTCATGGTGCTGTTGTAGGTGACTTTGTAACCATATCAGGAGCAGTTTCTTTAGGTGGTTTGATAACAGCTAGTGTTTTAAACCAAGAATATCAAATTACAGGTGTCTCTAGTTCCAACACTTACACTTTTACAGCCAAAGACACCAATGGTGACACAGTAACAGCAAATAGCAGTGACAGTGGTAATGGTGGTTCTGGTGTTGATGGTGTTTACCAAATTAACTCAGGATTAGATGTTTTTGTGCAATCTGCTGGTTGGGGTTCTGGCACTTGGGGTGCTAGTACATTTGGTTCAACCAGTGCTTTGTCTGCTTCTGGTCAGTTAAGATTATGGACACACGATAACTTTGGTGAAGATTTAATTATAAATCCTAGAGGTGGCAGTATATACAGATGGGTTGAAAACGATGGTTTATCAACAAGAGCTGTTAGCCTGTCAGGTACAACAGGAGCTAATTTAGTACCAACTGTAGGTTTACAAGTCATTACCTCAGAGACAGACAGACATTTGATAGTATTGGGTGCTGACCCAATAAGCAGTGGTGCAAGAACAGGTGCTGTTGATCCTATGTTAATAGCATTTAGTGACTCTGAAAATGCTTTAGAGTTTGAGCCACTTAACACCAACAGTGCTGGAGATGTCAGATTATCTAGTGGTTCACTTATTGTGGGTGGTCTCAAATCAAGACAAGAAGTATTGGTGTGGACAGATACCAGTTTGTATAGCATGACGTTTATAGGACCTCCTCTAACTTTCGCAGTAAACTTAATCAATGAAGGTGCTGGATTAATAGGACCTAAAGCTGCTGCTAACGCACCTACTGGTGTGTTCTTTATGTCTAAAAACGCTTTTTACTTTTACAATGGTTCTGTACAGAAACTGCCTTGTTCAGTGCAAGACTATGTTTTCTCTGATCTTGATGTGTCTCAAGCGTACAAATGCCACGTTGCTACTAATACAGAATTTTCTGAGATATGGTTTTTTTATCCCTCAATAGCAGATGGCACAGGTGAAATTTCTCGTTATGTCATCTATAACTATGAAGAAAACTCTTGGAGTATTGGTTCTTTGGTAAGACACGCTTGGCTAGATGCTGGTATAGAAAACAAACCAATAGCATCAGGCACAAGTTCTTCTGCTAGTTGTTTGTTCTTACATGAGACAGGATTTAACGATGATGACAGTGCTATGGATAATGTCTTCATAGAATCAGCAGATATAGATATAGCTGATGGTGAGAACTTTGCTTTTGTTAAAAAGTTGATACCAGACATTAAGTTTGACACTCAGACAGGCACAACCCCATCACCAGCCATGAACATAGTGGTTAAAAGCAGAAACTTTAATGGTGAAAGCCTCACTACAGACTCGACCACACAAGTCACTAGCTCATCTACTTTTTCTAGTTTGAGAACACGAAGTAGGCAGTTGGTACTTAGATTTGAGTCAGATGATGACAATACTGCTAGTCGTAAAAACTACAGGTGGAGGCTTGGAGCAACACGTTTAGACGTACAAAGTTCAGGTCGTAGATAATGGGCAAATTATTAGAAACCAGATTGCCCATAGCACAAGGTGACATGGTTTCAATCGAAACATTTAATCGTTTGGTTCGTGTATTGGAGTTAAACTTGAGTGCACATGACCCAGATAGGATTAAGCATTTCACAAACACAGAGACTTCTGAATTGCAATTTGCTACAGGGCAGATTATATTTAACTCTACAGTAGAGGTTCATCAGGCTTTTGATGGCAATGAGTTCAGAAATCTTTATGAACATAGGACATACGTTACTGGTGTTAGTGCTACAATGAGTGTCGGTGCAGTAACTGTTACAATAGGTTAAGAATATGGCTATAAGCGAAGAACTACAAAGAAGAATAAGCAGTCTTACAGGTGAGGAAACACCCATGCGTCAAGGCATGATGATGAGTGCAGATGGTCAGAGACCCTTTGCTGACATATCTTTGCCTGAAAGTTTATCACGCAGACAGCCTGATTTAGGAATTTACCAAAATCAAGATATAAAAGAAATTTTAACAGACTTTCGTACACAAGCATCTGCTGGTAATGCTCGTGAGGCATCTGAAGCATACTTACCACGCTTGGAAGAAATGACAGGCTTGAATAGGAACGACCCAGATTTTAGAGCTATGCTTGAAGGTGCTGGTTTGACTGGTGGTTCAGGTGGTCGTATGTCAGACCAAGACATGAACATGATGATAGCTAACCAAGGTGCAAGAAGAGGTGTTAGTCCTGTAGAGCAACGAGCTATGGCTTTTACTTCTTACTTAGACACAACAGACAGAACCGCACCTGAAGAAGTGGTGAATAACTATGCCATGGGCAACATGTCATTTGATGATGCTATAAAATCTTCTCAACCTACG